AATAGACTTACGTTCATCTCCATTGTCTTCTTGACCTGATACTAAGATAGATAAGTGATCAAGGAATACCCACTTACATCCTAAACCTTTAGCCATGTATCGTACTCTGCCTAGTATCTCATCGTTAGAGATAGAACCAAAGTGATCAAAGGCAAAGAACCTACCAGTACCCACAGTCTTTTCTTGCCATACCTTTAGCTGATCCCTAGTAAACTGATCTCTAATCTCTTTGATATACAACCTAGCATTAGCTTCGACTGACATGATGTTAAAGGCAGTGTTACGTATGTTTTCTTCCATAGCTAGGACACCAATGTTATCCTTACTATTCACCATAATGTGATGCATAAGCTCACGTATGATACTAGACTTACCCATGCCAGCACCACTAGTAAACGTCACTAGCTCACCAGTACGCATACCATATGTCTTCTCATTAAGAGCAGTCCAAGGATAGAGAACTGTCTCACAAAACTTCTCATCGTATAGGCTATCACCTAGTTCATCTAAGTTTCTAATACCTGCTGGTGTAAAGTCTTTAGCATCCCACCACTTGTCCGAGAACTTCTGTCGTTGATTAGTCTTAAGATATTCATTGGCATCTTTTAGTTCTAACTTAACTATCTTACATTGGTTAGGCTCAAAGAGTGTAGCACATTTCTCTGATGCTTCACGACCAGCCTTGTCATTATCAAAACATAATACTACCTTATCAAACTTACTTAGATAGTCGAGAGACTTCTGACAATTCTCAAAGGCAGATGCTGCACCATTCTTGATTGATACAACAGGCCACTTAGATCCTAGCATCTCATAGGCAGACATAGCATCTATCTCACCTTCACATACTGTAATAAATTTCTGTGGCTTGTTGAATAGATGTTGCCCGAATAGTATGGAGCTAGATAAGTTACCTTCAGACCAGAACTTTTTATTCTGTACCTCTCTAACCTTAGATGCAATGTGGTTACCACTATCATCTACATACTTATAGATGTGGTGAGTTGTCATGTTACCTGTCTTCTTAATCTCTACACCATATCTCTGTGCAGTTTCTTTCTTAATCTTTCTCTCAGGTATGTCAGATAGTATACCTCTAGTCTTGATTGTACCACTAGCAGGATTGCTCATGGGTATTACTCTTGACTCTTGTTGCATATTATTTCCTTTCTTGTAAACTTGGCAACTGTAACAATACGTATGACCATCGGGGTATGTGGCGTTGGCATCACTAGAACCACACTCTTCACATGCACCCATTCGTGCTGTATCAGACATGATAAACTCCTATAGTTTTTTTATAGTATACTTTACATCAGGTGAGTATCCCATTGCAACAGTTAATGAATTACGATACTCAAGTTCTTCTTCAGCTATCTTCTGTGAGCTATATTTTTCAACAACAATATCACCCACATCTTTCTCTAGGATTAATGCCCATTTATTTTTCTTCATATTCTTGTTCCCATAACTCATTAACAAAGCTCACCTTCTCTTCCATGATGTCTTGGAGTTCTATCTTGGCAAAGTGATTTGCTTCAGTCCGATCATACCCTTCATCTTCATACTCACGTAGAAGTCTTTTGAATATAGATCTTCTTTCTCTTTCCCATAAGTTTTTATCCATCTTTCTCTACCCATTTAGTTCTATCAGATAAACCTTGTTCTCTCCTTAGTCTAGCATTATCATCTCGTAGTTCTTGTAACTGTATCTTTAATGTTCTAATCATATTATGTAACTTATTCTCTACTTCTAATTGATTCTTAATCATAGCATACTCCTATTGTTTTCCTTTGTCAACATAAAAGATATGTGATCCTACTCTACCTAACTTAATAAAGGTAGGACTACGTGACCAATGGGGTGACACCTTCCAAGTGTGGTAGTGTGTAGCTCCCATTGTCTGCTCTAACATAACACCTTGTAATATCAGTTCAGATGTATCTATAACTTCTAATAGGGCATCCAACTCCTTATACTTCTCTGACTTACCATCACAATAGTAACTGAACTGACATCTATTTCTTATTAAGTTTCCCTTCCATTTCTTAGCTTGGTGTACTACATCACATACAGTATTAGGATATCTTTTATCCTTAACCCTTTGTAATATAACATTTCCTACAGCTATTTGAGCTACGAATCCTTCTGACCTAGCCTCATGATAGATAGCTTCTACCATACATTCGATGTCATACTCACTAGCTTTAGCTTTATCTATAGTTAAAATAAATGCTATCATAAAAACAAATAACATTAACACATAGTATAATATAAATCTCAATGCAACCTCACAATCTTTGTATCATAATTAAGTTCATCTTCTAAACCTAAATGAGATAGGAATCTTACAGCATCTTCTTCTTTCTTAAACTGTTTAACTTTTAATTCATGTTCGTCTGGTAAGATAGATATGTTTTCTATATCAAGTGGATCTATATCCTCTTGTATTATTATATATGACATTATAATAATAACAATATAGGATATATAAGTGTACCTAAAAAGATTAATACTTCCATGTTATATTCCTCCTACATTTTCTCTCATGATATCATTATGATTAAGTTCTGTCCAATAGATTTCTAATGCTTCAGTCTCTTGATGTGCCATGAACTGATGGTACTCACCTGCTGGTACGATAGATAGGTCACCTGCATTCAGCCATGTGCTATCCACTAGCTTATAGTCCTTCCATCTCTTGATCTCTAGCTCACCAGAGATAACATAGAAAGCATTGATCTTAGATTGATGAGCATGTTTACTACAGTACCCACCTAACTCTATGTTGATACGGTGTATCTCTACGGCTGGTGATTGTAGCAGTGGGATAGTCTGACCCCATACCTTACCTTCTTTAATCATGCAACTTCTCCTGTTTCTAAATCAACATAAGTTAGCTTAACTTGTGGAGCTTTAGATGTTAATAGATTTTCATTTAATTTTCTTTGATTATCTTTAAGTATTCTATGTATTTTTGTACTATCTTTTCTTCTTGATATAGTTTTACATTCTATAAACTGAACATCTCCTTCCATGTTTACAGCTACAAAATCTATTGGCCCTTGATTAGTTTCATCAAATACATAGTATCCTTTAGATACATAATGTTCCATAGCTCTTAGCTTAGACTGTAAGCCTACCCTATGTTTATAAAAATCACTCATTTTCAGTATCCAATTCAAATTCAGATGAGCCACATACAGGGCAATGCTCTGGTGATTCATCACCTTCATGAGCATAGCCACAGTCTACACAGACATACCATTTAGTCATTCTTTATCTCCTTTAAGTAGTTGTAGTGTACTTGATATTCTCCACTGAGCTTCAGATAATTTATGATAGTCAGACATATACATGTCACCTTCTAACTCATGTAAGTTTCTAACAGGACTAGCAACACATCTATCTAACTCTTTAAACAACTCAAGCATAGTAATATCTTCGTGACCCCACTTAACCATTGTCTTTGGTTGCTTTATCTTTTGCATTATCTTTCTCCTTTTGTTTAAGTTTATAATAAGTATCGGGGTTGTCTACAAATACATCGTGGTTGCACATGATACATGAGATAGGTTCCAACCCATCCCAATGTACACAGCCACAGTTACAGCAAGTCCATCTGCTTGGCATCTACAGGCTCCTTTAGTTTCTCTACTGTTAAGGTGTAAGCATAGTCACCATTGTCACTTACATAATCTTCTATAAACTTATACTCTAAATATAAACCAAGATCAATCAATAGTTCATTAGCTTCTTCTATGCCTACTTCAAATCCTTCTGACTTGTAGCCATGATAGCTCTTGTATCTGTCATTAAATAATATCATTCTCCACTCCTTATTATTGCAAAGTCTACACGAAACCCTAATGTAGCTTCGTCATCCCATGTCTCTTCGATAGACCAGAACTCTCCATGAGGTGCTGTATGTAACCACTCTTCAAAGAGTTCTCTTCTTCTTTCATCACTGTCATCAAGTCTTTCTTCAATCATCTTCTTCCTCCTCTACATAAGCAATCTCTACTGATCTTGGCTCTTCTACTGGGTCAATCCATTCTTTGACATGATCCATTATTTCCCTGTCATCTTCGAACCAGTTAATACATTGATCCATTGCTGATGCCTCATCTTCAGCCTCAACACAATGATTTAATTCAAATATAACAGACCTATAAGTCTTTACATTATATGTCTTCATCTTCTTTCTCCACTTCACTAGTAGTAATTTCCATTCTAGATTGTTTGGCTAGTGTATCCAGAGAATCTGCACAGGCAGAATAAACTTCTTCACTATCAAACACAGCCCACTTTTCCCTATGTATACTTGAAGTTGCATATACTATTACCATAATTTATTCCCTTTCTTTTTCCTTTGGATAGTAAACATCTACTATACTCTCACATTTAGGACAACTTAGGTTAGTAACCATGACATAAAATTCATCATCTATATCTTGGTCACCACCCCAAATCAACTCAGTCTTACAATGCCAACAGTTCATTAGATTCCTTTCGCATTAGATATGGATCATAATCTTTTATGATACCAACAAATTG